ATCGGGAAAGAAAAATAAGAATAAATAATTGGTTAATAGATGAAATATATATCTAAATACTCTAATGGTAAAAGAGTATCCGCAGCGCAATATATTACAGAACTATTGTGTGAAAATAAAGCTATACAAGATAAAGAAGATTTGCATTATAGGTTTTGGACTACTCCTAAATGGGAAAAATTTTATCGCAACCAAATAGCTGCTGCAAATAAATTACTAAAAAAACATAGCGATAAAGCTATATGTATGGCATTAAAAGATTATAAGGCTAAAAAAATATATTCTTTGCGAGCACCTCATCTATTACCTATAATAGAACATTACGAGATTGTGATAGAAAATGAAAATAAAGAAATGCAAAAAACAATTGAAAGAATAGAAAATCCGTCAATTAGAAAAACTAAGAAAAAGAACAACATATTATCTAAACTAGAGGACATTGATAATGACACTTAAACAAGATGTAATAAAAACTTTTGGTAACGATGTGATGATGTCTGCAACATCTTTAGTCGACAGAGAATCTATTGTTGTTCCTGTAGGGCCATCTTTAGATATAGTTTTAAATGGAGGTATTCCAGAAGGCAGTTTTGTTGTACTGACAGGCCAGCCTAAATGCGGCAAAACTACGACATCTTTATATTTCGCGGCTACTGCTCAAGATGACAAGTACAAAGGAGCCTTAAAGACAAGTAGAAAAGTGTACTATCTAAACATAGAAGGTCGACTGAAAAAACGTGATTTAGAAGGGATACCTCATTTGGACTTAGACAGATTTGAAGTCATAGGTTCACAGCAAGGTAAAATATTACACGCAGAAGAATATTTACAAATAGCAGAAAAAATTATTAATGAAGAACCAGGTTCGATAGTTATAATCGATTCGTATTCTGCTTTATGCACAGAAGCGGAAATCACTAGTGATATGAACAAAATGCAAAGAGCTGATGGGGCTAAATTACTAGCTAAATTTTGCAGAAAAGTTGCGAACGTTATACCTGTTAATAAAAATATTGTAATAGGTATCACTCACCTGATGGGTAACCCAACAGGATATGGAGCTGAATTTAAAGAAAAATCCGGACAAGCTGTTGCTTATCAAACAGATATAAAATTAAGAGCAAAAACTTTTAAGAGTTGGGCTCCAGGATCTGACGGAACTCAAATAGGGCAAGAAGTGGATTGGCAGGTAGTATGCTCTGCTTTGGGTCCTCCGGGAGCTGTTATTACTAGCTATATAAGATATGGAGAAGGTATAGATAAATATACTGAGCTGATTAGCCTTGCTTCTGATTTTGGTATTATACAAAAAGGAGGTTCTTGGTATACTATTACTAGTATAGAAGATAAGCCTAAATTCCAAGGAACAGAAAAATTAAGAAAATTTTTAGTAGAAAATCCAGAAACTTTTGATAGTATTCTATCTGAACTTAAAACTACTATAGGAATAAAATGATAAACGTATTAGACTTAGATGGAATCAGCCGTAAATGGAGTTTAACAGGACTGTCTTCGCATAGTAAATCTAATAAAAAGTCAGAACTTCATTTAAAAGCTAGGTCTATATTAAAAGTATTATATCCTACTTTACAAATATTAGAAGAGGTACCTATTCAAGTATCTAAATCTAATACTTTATTTATGGACTTTTATTTACCTCTCAAAAAGTTGTGTGTAGAAGTTCATGGTGAACAACATTATAAATTTATTAAACACTATCATGTTAATGCAATAGGGTTTGCTAAATCAAAGAAAAGAGATCAACAAAAACAAGATTGGTGTCAGATTAATGACATCAAATATGTAGCATTGCCTTACAACGAAAAAGAAGATCAGTGGATAGAAAGAATAAAAAATAATGAATAGTAAAGAACAAGTAGAATATTGGGATAAGATTTTAGATGAGTACGAAAATTCTGTTGGATTCAACCCGTACAACAATGTATTCCAACATAATATGGAGCAATATTTTTCTATGACTAGAGATGATATAGAATCATTGTCACCAGAAGATTGTGCTCAAATATCTTATGTCTTGGGTCAATTTGCTTTTCATATTCAAAGAAGTATTAATAGAGAAATAGCTAGAGTGAATTGGGCAGAAGATAGCATTAAAGAAGTTATAGCAGATGAAATCAATAACTATAAGGGATACGGCTATATAGAAAAATCCTTACAGGCCATAAAACATAACGATAAAGCAAGCAGTTTAAATAAAATTAAAAAATATGCTAAACAAAGATCCGACAGATTATCGTATTTAGCTAATAACATTAAAAACCTATCAGATATAATGTTGTCTGTACAAAAAGCAAAGGCGAAACATGGGACTTGATAAAGAAGATATACTAGCTTTAATATCTATTTTAAAAAAAGGTTTAGAAGATGATTCTGATACTGCTGAGACCGAGGAAAAAGTAGTATCTAAAAGTGTCGATAAAAAAGTTTCGTCAAGCAAAAAAAAATCTTCCTCAAAAAAGAAGAAGAGTAAAAAAGTCAATAAATTCAAAGATATGAATGAATTTAAAATGCATAAAGATGATGTAGAAATTGACAAGCAATTGAATGTAAGTCCACCTTCCCCAAGAACTAGGTCGTTTTCTATGGTGGATGTTGCATGTAGAGTCTGTGGTAAAAAGGAAACGGTCAGTCCAGCATCTATTACGGAATCATCAGGAAGATACAAGTGTAATAAATGTTGCACACTACCCGGCTAGGTCATATCATAGAACATGAAAAAAGTTTTAGCAGATCCATCTGCCGAAAGAGCAGTATTGAGTGGTTTAATAACCTACGGCGATCAGGTCTATGTTGATGTAGCTGACCTGCTTTCTGATGATATTTTTACTGTAGACAGTAATCAGCATATATATCTTTGTCTTAAAAATATTTTTGATAAACAAACAGATCCAGTATTAGACATAGCCTCCATCATGTCTTCTGCTCAAGAACTTTCTATTGGACATATTTTTGCACATAAAGAAGAGATTCAACATTTAAAGGCTGTATGTGATTTCCCTGTAGATATCAAAAATGTTAGAAAATTTGCAGCAAAAATTAAAAAACTTGAAATAGCAAGAAGCATATATGGCAAGATGGATAATATTAAAGAATCTATTCTTGATGTTACTGGTAATGAATCGGTAGCTTCTATTCTAGGCATAGCAGAAGAACAAATATATAACCTAGCAGAAACCTTGTCAGGAGAACCTGAGTCCGCCCCTGTTTCAGTTAGTAGTAATATTGAAGAATATGTTGAAGAATTAAGTAAGCAAGTTGTTGATCAGATTGGTATTCCTACAGGATTTCCTGTTTATGATCAGGCAATTGGAGGAGGTTTGAGAAGAGGTACTATTAATGTTATAGCAGCAAGACCCAAAACCGGTAAAACATTACTAGCTGACAATATGGGTTATCACATAGCTAATAAATTAAATATACCAGTATTAAATATGGACACAGAAATGTCCAAAGAAGATCATATTCATAGACTACTAGCTATGATTACTCAAATAGAATTGAATAAAATAGAAACTGGTAAATTTTCTGATTCTCCTAATCAAGTTAAAAATATACAAAAGGCTGTTGAAGAATTAAAGAAAACAAATTTATATTATAAAATTATTGCAGGCAAACCTTTTGATGAACAACTTTCTATAATGCGTAGATGGATAGCAAAAGAAGTAGGTTTTAATAGCGACGGAACTGCTAAAGAATGTGTCATATTTTATGACTATCTTAAACTTATGGATTCTATAGGCATGTCTCAAGACCTAAAAGAATATCAGGTCTTAGGTTTTATGATGACAGCACTACATAATTTTGCTGTAAAGTATAAAATTCCTATAGTGGCTTTTGTTCAGCTTAACAGAGATGGTATTACCAAAGAAAGCACAGACACAGCTAGTGGATCAGACAGAATTATATGGTTATGTAGTAATTTTAGTATTTTCAAAAGAAAAACAGATGAAGAAATAGCTCAAGATGGACCAGAAAATGGTAACAGGAAACTTCTACCTGTCGTAAGTAGGCATGGTGGAGGATTGGATGACAACGATTATATTAATTGCAATATGCAAGGTTGGTGTGCAAAAATTACTGAGGCACAAACTAAATTAGAACTAATGAATAATACTCAAACTAAACAAGAAGGATTCTCTTTGGATGACAACACTAATGAAGCCGAAATTCCGTTCATATAATCAGAGGCAACTAAAAGAAATATCTGATATATTATGCTCAGACATCGAACACACGTTAGAAAGTTTGGGTGTTGAAGACTATAAGATTATAGATAAAATGGTAACTATGAGCTGTCCAATACATGGTGGGGACAACTCATCTGCTCTTAATTTATATTATGTAGGAGATACCTATAGAGGCAACTGGAAATGCAGAACACATCAATGTGAAGAAACTTTTAAATCTTCAATTATAGGTTTTATTAGAGGGTATCTTTCTAAGGAACAAAAAGGCTGGGAAAAACCAGGAGATGATACAGTATCGTTTGCTGAAGCTATAAGAGTAGCTGAAAAAATAGCTAAGTACGACGGAAAAGAAATCAAAGTTTCTAAACAACATAAGGAAAAATTTAACTTTGTTAATACAGTTAAGAATATCTCTATAGAAAAACCAAAAGCTGTTGGTGTTGAAAGGACTTTTATTAAATCAAATCTTGAAATTCCGTCTAAATATTTTATATCTAGAGGTTTTGATAAAGATATATTAACGAAATATGATGTTGGAGAATGTACTAGGCCCAATAGACCTATGTCTTCTAGAGCAGTGGTGCCTGTATATGATATGGATGGAGAGATAATGGTAGGATGCTCTGGTAGAAGTATTTTTGATAAATGTAACAAATGCTCTTCCTACCATAATACTAGTCATAACTGTCCACAAAAAGAAAAATTATGGTTATATTCTAAATGGAAACATAGTAGTGATTTTAAAACACAAAACTATTTATATAATATGTGGTATGCTAAAGAATATATAAAAAAAACAGGGACAGTAATTATTGTGGAAAGCCCAGGAAATGTATGGAAATTAGAGGAAGCAGGAATTCATAATAGTGTTGCTGTATTTGGAACAAATTTTGCAGATAGACAGAAAATGATTGTGGATATTTCTGGAGCTATGAATATTGTAACAATAATGGACAGTGATGATCCAGGTCAGGCTGGAGCTAAAAAAATCTATGATAAATGTAATAGAACATATAATGTTTTTAATATAAAGTTATCTAACAATACGGATATTGGAGAGATGGATATTGAAAATATTAGAAAAGAAATTTTACCTCAAGTAGAAAAGTATTATATATGAAGATATTAGCACTATCTGGAAGAAAACAATCTGGAAAAAGTTTAGCTGGTAATTTTATAATAGCTAGTTTATTGTCTAAATTATTGATAAGTAAACAAACTTTTGTTGACAACAATGGCAGTATCATTGTTACAGATTTCTTTGGTAATGAAAATTATTCTGGAGTTTTTTCGTATAATCCATTGGAAACAAAAAATGACGATATAATAAATGCGGTATATCAAAAATTAAATGCTCATGTTTCTATATATAATTTTGCTGATGCTTTGAAAACTGATATTTGTATTAATATTTTAGGAATGTCTTATGAAAATTGCTATGGCACTGATCAAAATAAAAACAAGTTAGTTAATTGTTTCTGGCCAGATACGGGAAAACAGATGACCGCTAGACAAGTAATGCAATATGTAGGCACAGACATTTTTAGAAAAATGCAAAATAATGTTTGGGCAGATTCAGCTTTGCTAAAAATTAAAAAAAATAAAGCTTGTAATTTGGCGATCATTACAGATTGTAGATTTCCTAATGAGGTAGAAGCAGTCAAGAAATCTGGTGGTCAAGTAATCAGGCTTTGTAGAAATCAACACGATTCCTCCCATTCCAGTGAATCTGCTTTGGATAAAGAAAATTATGATTGGTCTAATTTTGACTATGTCGTAAATAATTCAGAAACATCTATCAACGAATACTTATCCCTTTTATTACCAATAGTAGAAAAATACATATGATTATTACATACTTTCGCTCTTCTAGTTACAATGCACATAATATGTGTCCGCAGCAATATTTTATAGAATACAATCTTGGCTGGAGAGGTTTGTCTGGACAAAAAGCTGACAAAGGTACTATTGTACATAAAGTCTTAGAAATTTTAGCATTTATAAAAATGTATCAACAAGACGAGAAAGAAATATATGAAGATGACATTGCTGGTAATATTAATGTCAATAACTATGATCTGTCTAAAATAAAATCTCTTGTCTACAATTATTATGTAAAGAATACTCCTCATCATAAATGGTATCCTAAAGACGAAAGAGACTGTTCTAATTGGGTCGACAAAGCCGTTACATTTAATGGAGGTATGTTTGATCCTAGAAATAGAAAAATATTATATCCAGAACAGCATTTTGATTTTGAAATTAAAAAACCTTGGGCTAAGTTTGATTATGATACTAAAGACGAAGGAAACTTATCGGGGTATCTGTCTTTAAAGGGTACTGTAGACTTGATTACTACAGTTAATGATGATACAATAGAAATGATAGATTGGAAAACTGGTCGTAGACTTGATTGGGCTACTGGTGAAGAAAAAACACAGGAGAAATTGGAAAGAGATCCACAACTCAAAATATATCATTATGCTATTAGGCATTTGTATCCTAATATCAAAAATGTAATATTCTCTATATACTTTATAAATGATGGTGGTCCATTTTCAATATGTTTTGAAGATTCAGAATTGGCTGATACAGAAAATATGATTAGAAATAAGTTTAATGAGATTAGACGAACTCAAAATCCAGAACTTAAAAAAAGCTGGAAATGCAATAAATTGTGTCATTTTGGAAAAACCACTTTTGAAGAAACAAATATCAAACCCACAATTGAATATAGAGAAAACCAAGTATGCAACATGGGTCAAGCCATGACGAAATGCGAACAAATAAAACATGATACAAAATTGTATGGTATTGATGCGGCTGTAAACATATACAAACATCCCAATCATTCCTTTGGTAAATATAAAGCTCCTGGATCTACTGAATAAATGAATACATATATTCCTTTGCATGTTCACTCCCATTACTCATTACTTGATGGATTAAGCAAGCCTGTCGACATTGCTAATAGATGTTTAAAAATAGGCGTTAAATCTTGTGCTTTAACAGATCACGGTTCTATATCTGGTATTGTGCAGTTTTATCAATCTATGAAAAATAAAAACATTAAACCTATATTGGGGTGCGAATTATATATATGCGAGGATGACTGCTCAATAAAAACCAAAGAGAATGCAAAATTAAGCCACCTTGTGGTTTTGGCCAAAAACTATAAAGGTTGGAAAAATTTAATTCAAATTGTTTCAGCATCTAATCATCCAGACCATTATTACCATAAGCCTAGACTTTGTATTAATAAGCTTTCAGAATTATTAAATAATAATATCATAGGCATAGCTGGTCATTTAGGTTCTTACTTGGCTAATTATGCTACAAGTGTTGATTTTGATATTGATAAAACATCTGATAAAATTTCTTTATTAAAAGAAGCATTCGGCGCAGATAATTTTTTTCTGGAAAGCCAGCTAATGGACAAAGAATTTAATCCTGAACAAATTGAAATGACAGATTTTTTAAGAAGATTATCTAAAAGTACAAACACAAAGATAGTAGCAACACCCGACGCTCATTACTGCTCTAAAGAAGATGCTATAGATCAAAGAATTTTATTATGCAATAATCTTAAAACAACTCTTGTGGACATTAATACCAAAATGTTAAATGGTGATAAAGTTCCAATGGAATGTTTTTTTAAGTCAGATAATTTTCATATATTGTCGAACGAAGAGATATGTGATTTACATACTGAAGAAGAAATAGAGAACACCAATTTAATAGATAGTATGTGTGAAGAATATGATATTTTAGACAAACCTATGTTGCCAGAATTTGATACTAGAAATTCTGAAACACCAGCAGAATACTTGCGGCAACTTTGTCGTAATGGCTGGCGAGAGAAAATAGAAAACGATGTACCTAAAGAAGAACATGTCAAGTATGTCGATAGAATTAAACATGAGTTAGATGTCCTTCAAGGAGCAGATCTGTCTAGTTATTTTCTAATTGTTCAAGATATAGTAAAATATGTTGGAGACAGTGATTGGCTTCCCGGTCCAGGTAGAGGCTCTGCTGCTGGGTGTCTAGTTTCTTATTTAATTGGTATAACATCTATCGATCCAATTAAACACAATCTGATCTTTGAAAGATTTTACAATGCAGGGAGAAATACTGGTGGTAGAGTCTCTATGCCAGATATTGATGTTGATGTTCCTATCAATAAAAGAGAGATGGTAATAGATTATATTAAAAATAAATATGGAAGCAATAAAGTTTCTCAAATGATAACATTCAATACCATGAAAGGTAGAGGTGCCTTGAAGGAAGTTCTAAGAGTTTATGGTAATGTTTCTTTTGAAGAAATGAACAGAATTACAAAAAATATTCCAGATGAAGCAAAAATCGCTGATTCATTACAAGAAATGAAAGAAGATACAGGTGAGTCTTCTATTATTAGATGGACATTAGAAAATAATGCGGACAAACTTAAAGAATGGTGTTATATTGATGAGGACAATAACTTAGCTGGTCCTATGGCCAAGAGATTTGAACAGGCTATGAGATTGGAAGGAACAAAATCCAATCAATCTAAACATGCTGCCGGTGTATTAATAGCTAGCGAAGACCTTGCAGATGTATGCCCTATGGTTTATGATTCTAAAAACAAACAAACAATAGCAGGTATGGAGATGCAAGATTTGGAAAATTTGGGTGTGGTAAAATTTGATATTTTGGGTATAGCAATGTTGGATAAAATTATGTCAATTTCAGATATTCTTAAGAATGGAGAGTAGTATGTCTAACGTTAAGTTTTCTTCACTTGCAATCGGTCAGTCATTTGTTTATAATAATCAAGAATACGTTAAAACTCAAGAAGTTAGAATCAGCTGTTGCAAGAAAGCTAACTGTAGAGTTACAACAAATTCTAATGCGAAAAAAAATTATATAGCTCCGGGAACCTTAGTACAAAAGAAAGATAATGCCTAACTACCAAAAAATTTGTGTTTTCGATTTAGAAACTGATGGTACAAATCCTGCCGAATGTAGCCCCGTGCAAATAGCAGCAGTTATCGTCGATCCTAATAAATTAGAGATTGTACCAGATTCTGAATTTAATATCAGTATTAAACCAGAAAAACTAGAAACTGATTCAAAATATAAGTACGAAGATTCTGACGTACTAGATTTTCATGCTAAAGTACGGGGCTGTAGCAGCAAAGAGATATTGAAATCCTGGAAAGGTTATCAAAAACAAGAAACGGGCT